ATATCAACTGCTGATTTTGGGAACTTAGCACCCCGTTTGCTCTTCGCCCCATAATGATGGACGGCATAATTTGTGCCAATTGGCTCCTAAGAGGGGCCGTAAGGGCGGCGTGTTCTGCTAAAAAATCCATGCGTCACACTCCAAACTTCTGGAACGCCGCGTTGTTCCAAAGGTACAGATACCCGTCCTCCATATTGAGGAGTTGAGTGCCGAGCCCGAGGTCCGGACCGCCGTTGCTTTTGTCTGCCGCGTAGGCGGCCACGGCAGTCGCCACAGATGCCGTTGCGATGCACACATATGCGTTCTTGGCCGCGTCCCACCATATTGCCGTAGCCGCCATAATATTCTCCCTCCATGAGGAAAGAGGGGGCCGTAGCCCCCTCACCAGTTTAGTATCCGGTCACCCGGAGTCTGAACCTGAGTGCGTTGATGTCTGCCGACCCCGCCACCTGAGTGCCAGCGGCCACGAAGACCATCAGCTTGCTGTTCGTGTAGTCGAACACACCGAAGTGGGTTCCGACGCCATCAACAGTGGCGATGACGTTCACAATCTCTGTCAGGCCGCAGTCCGCCGCCGACAGCGGATATCCTCCCGTCGGGTAGGAATCATCCGCCGCGACGGTCATGAGGGTCTGCTTGAAGCGGGTGGACTTGTCATAGATGAGGTTGCTGATTGTCTTTGCCATTGCTTACGCCTCCGTGATGTCCTGAAGGACACCGTGGGCGTTGCGGACGTAGGAACCCAGTTCGCCGTACATGTACAGCACGGCTTCGTAGGCGTCGTAGCCCGAAACGCGGGACAGGATGGCTCCGTCCTCATCCATCCAGTCAAAGTCCGCCATCTTGAACATCTTCAACTGGCTCTCGTCCAGTCCGTAGATGCTGTTCGCGGGCAGGTCCTTGTCCACGATGAAGGGCATTCCGTTGAAGGAGATGGTGTCGGCACCGCCTGCGAGGGTCATCTTGTTGACGAAGGTCTTGGTGGCAGTCAGGAGGGCCTGATACGCCCGGCGGACGCCATAGGTGGTGTAGAGAGCGGAGATTTCGCCGGAGCCGGTCTGCGCGACCGTGTCGAGCAGGGTCTGGAGAAGCGTGTCGGAAATGGCTCTCTTGGTGCCAGAGTTGGCCAGAACGGTCGCCTTGTGCCACGGGTAGGTGGCAACAGCAAGGTTCTGGAAGGAGCCGTAGCCCCCGCCGATGTCGGCGTTGGACACGATGCCCTGAAGGCCCATGACCTCCAGATTGCGGGAACCGGAGACGTACACCGCGAAGGTGTTGTCCGTGGTGATGGCCGCGCCGGAGATGACGAACGAGGTCGCGTTGGTGATGGAAGTGACGGAGCGGCCCACAGCGCCTGTGCTGGTTGTGCCATCCGCCGCCACGAGGACGTCGATGGGCATGCCTGCGCGGAGCATGGAGGTGGAACCGACCACGACCGTGGTGGAGGCGGAGGTCGTGCCGCAGGTGGCGAGACGGCCTGTGCCATCACCGGCAAGCATGCGGTTCATGGCGGACTTCAGGTCGCGGGTTACACCCTTGACTTCGGAATCCACGGCACGGGTGAACGCGCCTGCGTCATTCCGAGCGGCCTTGATGGTCGGGCCCGTGATTTGGATGCGACCATACAGGTAGCGCATCGGAACGATGGCTTCCTTGTATGCCTGCTGACCAGCGGTCATCAGGGCAGAACCGTCGCCACGAGCGCCAATGCCCTCGTTTCGACCGTCGTGCATCGGAACGGTGAAGTTCTGACCGGACACGCTGTCGTAGTCGGAACCGATGCGGCGGAGCAGTTCCGTCGCGAAGTTGAGAACTTCGCGGATGGGGCCAAGGTACTGGTTCTTCAGAATGGGGTCAAATGATGTAAGGGTTGCACCCATGATTAGTTACTCCTTCCCTGTTGTGCCCGGAGCATGGCCCGTGAGTTCGCCGCCGCTTCCTCAAATGTTTTGGGCATCTGCGCGACGACCACGGAACCCGTGCCTCCGATGTCGAGTGGCTTCTCGCCACGTTTGATTCCTTCGAGGTAGTCCTTGATGATGGCAGTCTTGTGGTAGTCGGGCTTCGACTGCTTCAGCAGGCTCTTCAGTTCCTTCTTGGCTATGACGGCCAAGGCAGTGTCCATGTCCACGTCCGCTTCTTCAGCCAGTTCACGGATTTCCTTGAGGTGCTTTGACACGAAGTCCCCGAGTTCCGGGTCCTTCACCATCTCCGCTTCCTCGACGGTCAGCTTCTCTCTGCGCTCGAGCCGTGCCAAGCGCTTATCCGCCTCCGCCTTTTCCTTTTCCAGCCGGACCTCCTCGATGGTTTTCCCCTTCTCGTCAGCTTCGGCCTCGAGAGCCTGCTGTTCGCGCTGGTTCTTTGCCCATCCCAGATACTCGTCCGGGGACATCCCGCTTTCCTTTGCCATGTCTTCGATGAGCGCCTTGTACGGCCCATACGCGGCTTCCATCTTGGACTTCTCGTGGCCCAGACGGGCCGCGAATGCTTTGGCGGGGTCCTTTGTCTCTTCGGCGGGGACGGCGGCTCCCTCTTCTACGCCCGTTTCACCTTCGGCAAACAACTGGAGATTCATCATAGAACCCTCCGACTCGGCGACAGTCGGTCTTCAACGCCCTGTGATGGCCCCATTATACCACGGGTTGCTGTCCACCCATGCTCTCGAGCAATTGTGGGTTCTGGTTCAGGTATTCCTGCTCCTCCGGAGTGAGTGCGCCCATGACTCGGTTGACGTCCATTCCGGATTCCTCGCCCGGCGCGGCGGTCGGAGTTCCGGGAGCGGGCATCATGGCCTGCATGATGTATTCCATGTGTTCCTGAACGTGCATGTCGATGAGCATCTGCGCGTCCGGCGGAAGCTGGGTGTACTCGTCGCCCTTGCGGAACTTGTTGTGCTGGGCCACATGGACCTCGTGGTTGAAGAAGTCGCGGGTGATGGTGTCCAGTTCACCCTTGGTCCACTTGGCGTTCTCGTTCAGGGCCTGCTGGACGTCGATTTCCAGCCCGTCGTACAATTCGTCCGTGATGCCGAGTTCCAGCATGCGGATGATGAGGTCCCTGTCCATCTGCGGGTTCAGGACGCCTGCCGTCACGAGTTCCATGACGTGCTGTTGCTTCCCGGCCTTGGTCAACTGCGTCAGGCTCATCTCGTCGAAGCGGATGTCGAAGCTGGTCAGGTCACTGCCCTTGAGCGTGAGCGCGTCCACTCTCTTGTTCTTGCCCACCAGCTTGATGGTCCTGTCCTCGGTGAACTTGAACTTCACCATCTTGAGCAGGTAGGACATGTAGTCGCGCTTGAAGCGGGCATACTGGGCAATGGTCGGTCCCAGCTTGGTGTCGTCCTGCTCTTGCAGGTACTGGATGGCCACGCCTGACGTGACGCCTGCGGGCGTGGAGCCGTGGCTCACCTCCTGCTGTCCGGAAATGTACATCATCTCCTCGAGACAGCGCTCGATGTTCTTGTCCACATCCGCCCCCAACGCAGTGGGCTGGCTCATCACGGGAGGGTTCGTGCCCTGCACATAGTGGAGGACCTGACCCGGCTCGTCGGTGATTTCCTGTTCGTTGCACAGGGCCTCGCCCTCGACCAGCCACTTGGGGTTGGCCATCTGGTTCTTGTTCTCGATGATTTGGGAGCGGCTCTTGTTGTACTCGCGCTGGACGGGCATGACCTGCTCCACGACGGAAGACCCGACAATCTTGCCGGGTATCCGGATGTGGACCAGCGGGAACAGCGGCAGGATGCGGTCAGTCGTGTCCTCGTCGCCGAAGCCGATGTCCTCGTCCGTGTACAGTTCAATGCCGTTCGAGATGATGATGGTGCGGCCCTTCGGATAGTCAGGGGACGGCATCTCGACGCACTCCCTGACACGGGCACAGTTCTTGGGTGTGCTGGAGCCCATGTCGAAGTCGTTGCCGCTCAGGACGGACAGCTTGCCATCGTAGACGTTGGACACCGTGATGTTGTCCTCCGGCGGCACGTCGATGCCGTAGGTGGCCTTGATGGCCTCACAGGTCCTGAGCCTGTCCACGACGTACCAGCGCACGTCCTTCCATCTTGCGGCGGCTCGGTCCCAGCAGACCTCGAACAGGGAGAGGACCTCGACGGCGGGCATGCCCTCGTGAATCTCCTCCTTGCCCTTCTTGCCGACGACGAGCCCCTTGCGGCTGTCCCAGATGGGGTGAATGAACCCGATGCGCGTGGTGAGCGCCCACAGGATGGCCTCTTGGTCTTCCTCCTGTAGTTTGAGTTCATACTCCAGCCACTCGGCGACCTTCTCAGCCATCTTGGACGCGCGGATGTCGCTCTCCTCGCTGGAGGCGGGCACCACGCCCATCGTCATCTTATTGCGGGTGATTTTGGCCTGCTCCGTCCGTACAATGGGCATGATGCGGTTCGCTGTGTACTGCACCTGCCAAGGCTCCTTCGGGAGCGGCACTATCTGTTTGGCCGCACGGGCCATGCCTATCCACTGCTTTCCGGCGTAATAGGCAAGCTGGCAGTAGGACTGGAGCCGCTCGTCACTGTTCCCGCCCTCGCGGGCGCGTTCCTCGACCATTGCCACCCGTTGCAACTGCTCGAAGGTCTGTGCCTTCTCGTCCCTCTTGAGTTCCTTGGCCATGCGTCCTCCTTATCCGAGAACGGCATGGTTGCGCCGTTCCGAGCCTGTCATGTAGTCGTCCGGAACGCAACACACGACCGGGAAGCCGTCCACATCATCCATCGGGGCGGCGAAGCATCCGATGGACAGGAGCATCGGGTCAGCCTCAACGAGGTTGCCGATGGCCTCAGCCTCATCCGTTGCCAGCGTCCGGGCTATCCTGTTGCCCATGCCGCCTTCCCAGACCCTCATGGTGCGCTGTGCGGGATGTCCGTCTTCCAGTTCCCTGATTCGAGCCCGGAGGCTTGCGAATGTGTCTGCCATGTCTCTCCTTTACAGTGGGTCAACCACTTCTCTGGGTTCCTTGGGCTCTCTCGGCCTGCTGGGCGCGGTCATTGACTTGTACTCGGGCAGGGTGCGGGACTGCAACCGGTCCAGCAAGTCCTGCACTTCGTGGTGGTGCTGTCTCGCTTGCTCCGCCATCTCAGCCTGATGAGCCTGCGTCTGCTCCGCCAACAGCCTCTGCCCTGCGTAGTTGCCTATCACAGCGATGATGGCGACCACGGCGAGCGTCGCAAGCAGGATTATTTCCCTTGTCATACCTGTCGTACCTTGCCTTTCTGGGTTGCTGGCCGGGTCAGTTCCCGTTGCCTCTGGGTGACCCGGTAATCCATGCTGTTGATTGCATGCGGGTTGGGCTCTGGAAGCGCTCTGCTACCTGTATGATACACCAATCTGTTGAGCCCTTGGCTCATGCTGTCCACCATGTCGTCGTGGGTGCCGGTTGGGAAGGCACTGCACTCATCGACAAAGGCCGTGACCCACGGCGCTGTGTCCGTGTCAGGCAGGTACACGTTGCCGCTCTCGATTGCACCAAGAATGGCCTGCACCCGGCTCTCCTTGCCCCCTTCGGGGTTGACGGCCACGAGTCCGGGCACCTTGCGCCTCAACATCTGGATGACAGCAGGACCGTTGGCCTTGTCCTCGACCAACTTGGTCATGGACTTGGGCCACTTGGCCGACATGCTCTCGATGGCCCGCATCGTGGCAGGCAGGTCCATCCGCTCCCTGACCATATCCAGCAGGTAGTACTGAGCCGCAACCC